TGAGATAAATCTCACAACCGCATTCTCCTCGCGAAAGCGTTGAGGACTACACGCTTCGGCAACGGCGCGGAGAAAGTTCGCAAGATCACGGTGACCAAGCCGGACGCGATGGCGGCACGAAAAAAAGACAAGGAAGAAAACGAAACCCTCGACGACCTCGAGCATAATGAGGACGGACGCGGGTGTTGCTATCAGCCGCTGTTGAAGACGTATCCAGAAGCAGCCGACCGAAGCCCATCAAGTATCGCCAATGTACTACGCGACTTGATGAGAGGAGGACAGCAGGAGTTGAGAACCGGAATTGCGAGCCATTTCAGCCCCGGCCTCGCCGCCCTCCCGCATTTTCAACCATGTTTTTTTTTCCGTTTTGACAAACCTACCTTTTCACGATTTTCCCAAAACTGTGAACCACTAATCGTGGTTGAAATATTTGGGAAAATCGTGAAAAGGCAGGTTTGTCAAAAACGGCGGTGAGTTGCCGACGGCTGTGATGTACACGTACGTCAAAATAACCACGCGATTAGCACGATGACACCGCATCCATCGCATAGAATTGATTCAAAAGCACGCGAGCATTGTCTCCCAAGACGATGGAGACCTTTCTGCTCATCTTCTTATTGTTCTCCGTTTTCTGTGGTGCGTTGGTATACTTTCGAAACCATTCAAGTCTACTTACACCAAATGAATAGTGGCAACACTCGCAGTCTTGGACGTATAATTCGGGACTGAGCAGTGAAAAGCCAAAAGATTGACATTGTCTCAGTGACTCAGTGAGAGTGTGACGTTTTTCTCGCGAGTGTACAGTGGCAGTGCGGAATCGCCATACCGGTTTACACGCAATTGGCACGACGAGTCGCCGACGACCCTTTTTCGGTGGTTGAAACGTGAAAACTGACTTGACGCACTTGCCAACATCCGCTACAGATTGAAACAAGATTACACTCGTCCAACGTACGCGACGACGGCGGACCTTGCATCCCATCGCACCATGATGGAACAAAAGGTGAACTTGGCATTAGCGCAGCGCAGGTTGATGTCCAAGTCGAGTGCGAGTGCGGGCGACGCACCAGCGGTCGTCGTGGGCACAGAACCGAAGATGCGTATAGCCCTCCTTCATGAGACATCGTCAATGCACACAGACCGTCGTCGGTCGAGCGTCGGTTGCATCCGTTGGTTCCGACGGCGTTGGATAGTACACTCCAAAACGCGTGCCGACATTCCCCATGCCCAGCCGGATGATCCTGCCACAGATGGGCTTGTGTATTTTCCAGTGTGTACGTTGGCACTCTTTGGAGCAAAAATGGACCGAGTGGCACGCACCGCACACTTTGCTGGCGTTCTGCAAACAGCACGCGCACACGGGGTGCGGGCGTACACGGAGCTTCATTCTGCACAACGCACAATCGGACGGTTCGGTCGTTTTATCGGCGCGTGCGTCACATCGATAGCACCGAATCTCCGATAGGTGCCTCTGTCGATGCGCGCTATGCATGTGGATGTACATTTCAACGGCGTCGTCGTGGCGGTCGGGGTATCGCCCCGGGTGTATCGGCAGTCCGAGTAGACGAACGAGGAGGGGTAGTGGAATCCGGTGCAAGCGGTTGGTCATCATCAAGGAACGTTCCAAGGTCCTTTTTAATTCACTTTTGCATGTTCATGTCAGGTGGAGCGTAGTGTCCCTGGACACTCTCCCATCGTGCCCACCATCATGAGTCCCATGCAGTAGATTCTCTCGAAACGAACCCCTGGGAACTTCACTGGGACGCAACATCGCGGAGAAACTACTCGCGCCGGACTGGGCAAGCACAAAGATTTTGGAAGGATGAACAAACGATGAAATACCTTTTCTTTCAACGTTTCGTTCACGCCCTTGAAAAGTGGCTCGAAAATCCGCATTTCATCGTTTGTTCATCCTTCCAAAATCTTCGTTTTGGGCGAAATCTAAAATCATAATAGTAAAAATGATCGGCGCAGGAGCTGCCGCCGAATACTGCTTCCTTTGTGGCTTACCGTTCTCGGACGATGGATTTCCGCGTGACACGCAGACCGACGGTGATGTCGCTGCGTTGGACTTGGAGTGGCTGGAATACGGCATGGGCTTTGACCCACGTCATCGCGGAGGCATTGTGGTGCATAGTTATGATGGATACGGACGATTCCAAGTGGAAGGAATGCCAAAGTGGTTTTGCAGCGAGGACCGCCCATCGCCACAATGCGAGTTTTCAGGGCGAGTGTGCCACATGGATTGCTCCGAGTTTGTCGAGGTGTCCCTCAACCGCCGAGTCTACATCGAAACAATGATGCAGTTGTATCATCAGTCGTTGGCGGTCCAACCTCGGGACTATCATGGTCAGTTTTACCGCTGGGAGGAGGCCATCGCGGCCGAGGGTGCCGAGTTTTTCATGTCGCCGAGGGCCGGGACAGACGACGGATACGACGGAACCAGCGTGCAACGTCGAATTCGAAAGTGCCTCATCGCGGCCGGCATGTTGGCAAACTCGACCGTGACGTACGACGAGTTGCTCGTCGCGTGTCTCAGCGCTTCGCGACAACTCGCCGAGTTGGCTCTCCGCCAGCGGCGTGCAACAGAAGTGGGCGAGTTGCCCGACGTGGGCGAGTTGCACGCTGTAGCCCTGACCATTAGCAAAGATCTCGGCTATCTGGCGAGGGAATGCGCGGATGCGAATCACCAGCCACCACCATCACAACCATCGACGACCTCCAATGTCGGCGCCAAACGCGCGTCCCCGACCACTTCCGGTAAATGCAACAAGTTGAAGAAAGGCGAGTGCACCAAACACCCCGATTGCAAGTGGACAAAGGGTAAAGGATGTGCCACTGGAACGACGCGCTAATAAATGAGTGGCCACCCGACATTCCACAGAGGCTTTCAGATTCAATGTGGCGAGTGCTCACCTTTGAAAAGTACTTTGAAAGTGCGTTACAAAACGTTCGCTCGGCCATCCAAAATCTTCGTTTCGTTTGGGGAGCATAAACTTTATGCCTCCCAAACGAAGATTTTGGAAGGAGGAACAAAAGATGTAATGCGGATTTTCGAACCCCTTTTCAAGGGTGCGAGTACTCTATGTGGGCTACGATCCCGTGAAATTCATTCGAAAATCCGGATTTCATCTTTTGTTCCTCCTTCCAAAATCTTCGTTTGGAGACCATAAACTTGTTACAAAAGAACATAGCATCCCAACCGTCGGCTGTAGCCATAAATTTCAGGCCAATCTTACCCCTCCCAAACGAAGATTTTGGAAGGAGGAACAAAAGATGTAATGCGGATTTTCGAAGCACTTTTCAAGGTCGTGAGTACTGAATTTGGGCCACGAACCGTGGAAAAGTGCTTCGACAATCCGCATTTCATCTTTTGTTCCTCCTTCCAAAATCTTCGTTTGGGATCATAAATCTACCTAACGAAGACCATGATGTTGCGACAGCGATGCCCGTGTGATGATTGTTACAAATACCAAATAGAGCAGCCGTCGGCAACTAGTCCCCTTTTTTCGACAATCTCCATTTCGAACATTTCGACAAAAGTGTCAACCAAAAAATTTATGCTCCCCAAACGAAGATTTTGGAAGGAGGAACAAAAGATGAAATGCGGATTTTCGATGGAGTTTTCAACGATTCGTAGCCCAAATCGAGTACTCACGACCTTGAAAAGTGCTTCGAAAATCCGCATTTTATCTTTGTTCCTCCTTCCAAAATCTTCGTTTGGGAGGGTAAAAATTCACCTTGAAATGTTTGTCGAAATGTTCGAAATGGAGATTGTCGAAAAAAGGGGACTAGTTGCCGACGGCTGAAATAGAGAGAATATACGGTACATTTTCGGGTGTTTTCCTACCCACAATCACTGCTTTGTTTTTACAGTGTTTTCTTATCTACTACGCCACAAGACTGAATCTACATTCGGGCATGCGTCTTCGTCGCCATCTAACGCAACCGCGATGTAAAGCGCCAGATTGATGTCCATTGTTGTTCCAAGTGCCGAATTCATGTGTTCGATGAGTCTCTCGCGAGCGTGTCGTTCGTTCGATGTCGATGGCAGACGACCCCATTCATACATCATCGCCAGTGCGCGGATAGGACATCGTCTCGATAGCGCTCGGAGAAAAACGCGTCGGTGAATGTTCTCCAAATCCAAGTTGCCGATGCTACAGGCCATGTCCACTGCCATGTCGTAATGTCCGGCATCCGCCGCACTTTGAATTGCATTAAAAATCAGGCGTTCCGTGCATGTTACCTGAAATGGATATCCCAGTGCATCAAGACGTGCGATTCCGTCTTGGTATAACGGCGATTGTTCGATATCTTGCATGACATGCGTCATCAGATCGACGTCGCACAGTTCGTACCCCACTGTCATCGCAAGTTCATAATCGTGCACGCTCCGGTATTCACCCCCCTGCCTTTTGAAAAAGTCAAGTACGGTAAACCTCGCATCACGCGTGGACTCTCTTAGAGCCTTCATTAGAGTTCGGAAAAACACGGCTTTCTTCGGCCAGTCTGGAGAGAATTTGCAGTATACGAGCATGTTGAACAAGGCGCGACGAACGGTTCGGCTTATCTTGTGGGTGGATGTCAGTTTTTCCGCGACCCTGAACATCAAATGATACTTCATGTACGTAGCGTTGACTACACATGCCGATGCCTTGTGTAGCGACGTGTCGTATAATTTGGCGACGTCTCTCTCCGCCATTCTAAAAAGCCGGTCATTATCGGGGGAACGTTGGAATTTCCTCGCCAGTTCGGACAAGAACTGCTCAATACTTTTAATGGCGCTACCCTTTGCGACGACGTACTTGATAACGTCCATGGTGTTGTAGAACTTCCTATCAAGTCTAATCGCAATCTCGGACACACGCTGCGCTTTTTTCCAAATGCCATCGATATGCTCGTCTAGACGGTACTGCTGCCATCGTTTAGCAGCATCTTGACGAGCCGCTTCTTCCACCGCTCGGATATCATCTCGCACTTCCGCTTCACGGTCATGTCTGGATCGCGCATGGTCCCGTGCAGTTTCCTCGACCCATCGTACTCGTTCCTCGATTTTTTTTAAGGCTTCGGCGTCGTCCCGCCGGGATTTCGCATCCAACGCGGCTTGAGTGACGGCTCGCAGATCATCGCGCAGATCTCGTAGTGAAATGATTTGCGCCTCCCTACGAGCCTTTTCGTCTACCGACAGGACAGATGTGTGTTCAGTGGCGTTCGTTTGCTGAATGTTGGCGTCCAAGCCACTTGGAACGACCAACTGTTCGTCTTCGTCATCTTCTGAGGGTACTTCGGGTGCGGTGTAAAATCGGTCTACTGCGTCTTCGTCATCTTCTGGGGGTACTTCGGGCGCGGTGTAAAATCGGTCTACTGCGTCTTCGTCTTCGAGGAAACTCCCCCCAAAACGCAGACGCCGAGTGTGGGTGCGTGAGTCTCGTGCATTGGTCGATGCGGAACGAGAGTGCACTCGCGACACGATGTTGGTCCGAATGGTACGACGAGGTGATGCGGTCATTTATTACCCATTTTTTTGTGACGCCGAAAATTTTGGACTAAACCCTTATTTTACTTCTGGGTTGCAAGCCCCTGGCATTGGCGATGGCGTTGGCGTTGGCGTTGACCATGGCGTTGGCCCTGGCGTTGGCGATGTTGTTCCTCGTTGTGTGTGTGTGTTCTTGGGATGAGCGCCGTCGCCTGTCGTTTCGCTGACCATGTAGCGAGCATAAATTGCGCGATTTCAGAACCCCCTACTGAACGATGACCAACGAGCATACGTGAGTACTCCCATTTGGGCGACTTTGCAAAATGATTCAAATGAATTTCCCAAAATGCCTTCCTCTTCCTGGCGACCCACGGTCCAATTTTCATCGCCTCATCCTCCTCTGCCACTCTAATCCAGTGTGGTTTTTCATGTCGTCACATCCGAACCAAAGGATGTTAAAGGCCTTGTACACCCATCGGTAGGAATGGGATGGTCGTTCAACATTCGACGACCGTTTCAAGTCGTCGGGTTTGTGTTCTATCTAGCATTTGTCCTGCTCCCGGTTCCGGCCCTTTTGCTCGGATGTTCCGTGGTGCATCGCGCGCGCTTGGGCGCCTCACACCCCTCCCACGACCCGCACCGGCGGTACCGCCCATCGACTTTTTCCAGCGATTGGTCGACCTGTGCACGTGGATGCTGTGCATCCGGCACTCGTTCGTTCCCTCCCATTCGCACATTGCGCAAGACCGAGCGATACTCCTCGCCAATCACCGTTCGTGGTTCGATTTTGCCTTGGACAACCATCTCACGCATGCCGTCGTCGTCAGCCGCAACATCGTCCAGTACGTCATGCTCCTGGCGGGGGCCTTGCAAGTCTACGAGCGTCGGGTCGTACGGTTTCATCGCCAACGCTGTCGCAAAGACCAACTGTACGCCCTAGTGGAGGGCCACCTGCGACAATCGCCACGCCCGATTCTCCTCTACCCCGAAGGGACTCGTTCGAGGCACACGCACCTGTCGAACGCGACCGATGCCCGGTCGACGCTCAAACTCGGGCTGCTATCGATGATATACGACCGAGGCGAGTATCCGGTGCAGGTCGTCCTCTCGTCCAACAAGGAGCGGGTGGTGGACGAGCGTTCGTGGACCATTCGACTCGGTGTTCCGGTGCGCACGTACGTGGGGACGCTCCTCCACCCCAAGGCGTTTGACACGTTCGATGGCTTTATCGATGCGATTGCCGCCGAGTGGTACGAGGGGTGGCAGGCGGTACACCGCACATCCGATGACCCACGACCCCACGCCGCACCCACGACCCCACGCCGCACCGTCGACGCACGGTCGCAACACGATCGCCCTCGAGTCATTGTTCTAGCCATCGTGTTGGTCGTGTTGACTCGTACTCATCGCCCACGTCGTTTAGGATGCGTCCAAACGACGATGTGGAACGACCGAACCAAAGTTCGGTTCGGTCGTTCCACCTTCAGTCGTTCCACCTCGTCGTTTGCGCATGTGTGTGTGTCCAGTCCGCACACGGACACGCCCATACTCGCCGCTATGCCTCGCTGGTCTACACCATCGTGTCGAGGTTGTTCCACTGCAACTCGGGGAGGAGGTCGCGTAACTTTGACAGCAACAGCTTGTTGTTGGTACGATACATGGCACGCAGCTGATTTCGATCCAGCGTCGACAATTCGTTCTGGGATTTGGAATGCTGGTGAAACATCGACGTGTAGGTAAAAAGGTGTCCTCGGTAGGTTTCTCGCGGAATCGTCTGCAGCTGGATGCGCGCATGCTCGGCCAAAGGATGATAACGTCGCCCAAGCCCGTGGGAGATTTGTCCAAATTTAACACCGAGTTGCCTACGACTTATGCAGTCTCATTCGATTTGAGCCGGGCCCCGAGACTGTATAGAGAGAGAGTCCAACACGAACATCTCGGAGGCTGCGTGAAACATTACAATCGATATAGTCGTTCTCCAAAATAATGTCCCACTTTTTCTCACGCAAGCAGCCGTCGGCATTGACGCTTCATTGGTTAGAAGATTTAAAGTGCATTTGCGACACGACCCAGCGGCCTCCATTCGAATCATGGCGGACGATTTACAGTGCATGATTTGTCTCGACAGTATCGGTACGCTGCTAAGGAAAGGGTGCGCTTGCCGTGGCTCGAGCGCACTCGCGCACGCACAGTGCATGGCAAACGCAGTCGTCTCCCAACTACCCCACCGCGGGGAGCGTGCATGGTCCGAATGCCAGACGTGTGGCCAGCAATTCACGGGGCAGATGACAATCGAACTAGCCGTCGTCTGGATAGAGAGGTGTACTGGGAGCTGCCCCGTCGCACTTGAGCGCGCGATGAGCTTTCACGCAACGGCTCTCCAGCACATGGGAGCACATTACGATGCGGTGTGCATATTCCGCAACGTGCTTGAGGCGCGCATCGCGCGGCACGGACGCACGCACAAGTCGACGCTCGTAACGATGGTGAATCTTGCGTCGGCGATATGGCACGAAAACAAGTATGACAAAACGCGCACCGAGGCGGAGATGCTATGGCGGGAAGTTGCAGCGGTCCGCGCGTGCACACTAGGCACCGAGCACCCACTCACACTTGATTGCAAGGCCTGGCTCGCACTCTCGCTATCACACTCACTCTCACGGGCGAGCGCACAAGAAAGAATCGACGAGGCTGCGCAACTCTTCGAGGCCACCATCGATGCACAGACGCGCGTGCTCGGCCAAGACCACGCACACACGCTCATAACAAAGAGCAACCACGCCTCGATGCTCGTGCGGCTCGGCGACTACGCAGCGGCCGAGCCGATCTTTCGCGCGGTCATCGCCGCACACCGACTGCTCATGGGTGACTTGCACCCGTACACTATTATGATGTGCGGGAACCTCGCTCAGTGCCTTGAACGCCAACACCGACGCGACGAGGCAAATGCGCTTTACGACCGAACGGTTCAAACCATGCGTGACGTGCTTGGCCCGAAGCACCCCGACACACTCGAGTACTCGCGCCGCGGTTGCGCTGCTTAACTTGCGCACAATCTGGAACCGTGTCTTTCGACCTAACAAGATGACGATCGCATCACGATAGTAGTGACATACGACTGGTTCTGGTGGTTTTAGCAATGCGAACGATGCATTGTGAAGGACTGACACCACTCGTACCAACGGTACCATTCGGTTTCGCTTGGTCTTTTTGCCATCTTGTTGTTGGATGCGACGCCCAAGGATGTGGTGGCTGTCGCCGAAATCACTTGGACGAAAGCGCAAACATAGACGCAGGTTGAAATATTCGTCTAACTGTTCGCCCCAATGGGGGGAGATTGTCCAACAAATGGGGATGAGTGGAACACGCGCCTGATTTGGACGGATTATGATTAAGGATCTTTCGACTCAAGTTTCGAGTCGTGCGTCGATGCAAGTCCGACCGATGGGGCGTGTGAAACAACACATCTGCGAGACGTACGGTCACTTACCCACGCCGGATTGGGTTGGGTTGGGTTGGGTTGACCCACGAACGAAAAACATACGGCCGTGCATGCACGAAGCGTCGTCACGTCCTTACCGCAATCCGGTGCGGGGACGCCATTCGATCGACACGTACACGACCACGTTCCATCTGGTCGCCGTAGTCGTCGGTTCGACGACGAGCGTTGATTACGACAGCGATGCATTTTCCTTTCGTTCCTCCACCTCATCACGAGGTCGACCGGTCGTGGCGACTCACGAATGGCCCTTTCGCCCGCCATGTACCGCCAGCCACTCGTCGAGCCATCGGAGAAACGCCGGCTCTTCGCCATCGTCCATCGCCTGCTCTCGGATGGTCTGGCCAGCATCGTCCGTCTTCGTGTGCAGGACGTCCACAATCCACGCGGCGGGGACGTGGAGCACACTACGGTAAGTCGTGACGAGCCACTCGACCACCTCGTACATGGCGTTCTCGATCGCAAGGTGGAGTATCGTCTGTCCGTCGTGGTTGGTGCGCACGAGTGTGGTGGGGGATTCGTCCAACAGTACACCGAGCAGCACGGCCCGTTCGGTGCCCAACATCCAAATACGAAATGATTTAAGAGATTTTGTTAATAGTTTGCCCCATGTGAGTTCCTAATCTATACTCCATTCGGTGGTCGCGAAATCGAGCAATTTTGGGTCGCCACACTGGTCGATGTGCGATATCGACCTTGTATCTCTTGGCCAGAAAATCACAAGATGCATATCGCACATCGACCGATTCCGCTCCGGTTGGTAGATGTGCGATATCGACTGTGTATCAGGGCAACATGCAACTACGAGACATAATGCTCCCAAACGCAGATTTTGGTTCATGGAAAACTCGTTCGATGGGACGTTTTGGAAGCACTTTCGAGGCACTTTTAGCCCGAATAGAGTTCTCTGTAGTATGAAAAGTGATTCCAAAACGACCAATCGAGCGAGTTTTCGACGTTCCCAAATCGTCGTAATTAGACACTTGCATATCAGAAGATGCATATCGCAAATCTACAGTAGATGCTCTAAATGATATTTTCAAACAAAGTCGTGCGGGCGTCCGAATCGCAATTGGACCACTCTATGACATTCAAAATCAATACCATGTAGAGAGAATCTACTGTACCGATTCCGCTCCGGTTGGTCGATGTGCGATATCTACCTTGTATCTCTTGGCCAGAAAATCACAGGATGCATATCGCACATCGACCCATGTGGGAAACATCATTTGCGAGAAATAGCCACGCCTGATTGGGTATGGACTTTACGAACATGTTTCATTCTCGCGGGCATGTTTCGTTCGTAAAATGGCCTACCCAAGAAGGAGTGGCTATTTCTCGCAAACGAGGTTTCCCACATGGACATCGACCGATTCGGTTCCGGTTGGTCGATGTGCGATATCGACTTTGTACAGTTCGGACGCCCGCATGACGTTGTTTGAAAATACCATCTAGATATAATCTACTGTACTGTATCTCTTGGCCAGAAAATCACAAGAGGCATATCGCTCATCGACCGATTCCGCTCCGGTTGGTCGATGTGCGATATCGACCTTGTATCTCTTGGCCAGAAAATCACAAGATGCATATCGCACATCGACCGATTCCGAACCGGTTGGTCGATTTCAGATGAACACGTGACTACGGAATGTGCGATGTCGACAATGAGACACACTTTGCACACCAGGTTGCTTTTAAAATCTTCATCACACATTCCGTAGTCGCATGTCCACCTGGTCGATGTGCGATACCAGCACCAGGCCGTGTTAAAGGGGCGTCGTTCAATGCATTGTTAAAGAGATTCATATCGCACATCGACCAATTCCGTTCCGGTTGGTCGATGTGCTGGGGGGCTCGCAGCTCCGGTTCTCATCTCCATCCGTCCTCATCTCATCAAGTCGCCGTAGCACATTCGCAGTTCTTGATGGGGTTCGTTCGGCGAGTTGTACAGAGTTAAAGAACTTCATCACTGTAGGAGACACGATGCTGTCTTCGGAGGACCACCCGAGTGAGCATGCGCGGGCCGTCGCCTCACCGACCCGTGCAGTCGCACCTCCCGCCGCCACGCCTTTATCTACACCCATCGCTACAGCCCCCGTCAAACACAGGGTGATATCGCTCTTCTCGGGAATGGGAGGGATGGATGTAGGTTTCGCGGAGCAGGTGGTGGTGCACCGGGATAGCATCGTCGAGCCTCACTACGTCGAATCCGTCGCATCCACGCCCGATTTTGTCAACTTGAGGAGACTGCCCTTCGAGATTGTGCTCCAGAACGACATCCTACCGCAGGCGCAGAAACTCTCACGACAGAATCGCTGGGACCACAACTTTGTGCTCGAGGACCTCCGCGCCCTACTGCAACGGCAGTACGCGTTCCCGACCGCCGACGTGGTAACAGGTGGGTTCCCGTGCCAAGACTTTAGCCACGCCGGCAAACGACGGGGATTCGTCACGAATCGAGGGACCCTGTACCAATCCTACGTCGAGTTGGTCGACCGCGTCCGGCCACTCGTCTTCGTGGCCGAAAACGTCCAAGGTCTGTTGACGATGCCGGGGGAGCCGGTCAAGCGGATCATGGCCGATTTCGCCGTCGTCGGCTACGACGTCCAGTACCAGCTCATCAAGTGTGAAGAGCACGGCATCCCGCAAACGCGCCATCGTGTGATCATTATGGGCGTTCGGTCGGATAAGCGGCCCAAGTTGACCGACCGCTGGAACCTCATCGACGAGAACAAGGTGCACTGCCCGATTGGGCCGTACTTTCGGCACCTCCGAGAGCCGGATTCGTCCGACGACCCCGCGCAACGGGCCTACTCCAAGGCGATGCGGCTATCCAAAGGACAGGGTCAAAAGGAGGTCCGTATGGACGAGTGCGCACCGACCATGCGGGCCGAGCACCACGGGAACATCGAGTTTCGTCGCGTCGCGAACGGTCAAAACCGCGAACCAGACCTGCCAGAGCGACGATTGTCGGTGCGAGAAGCGGCGCTGATCCAAACGTTCCCACCGACGTGCGTGCTGACCGAACCACACCGACAATGCTGCAGTGCGTACCGGCCCATCGGGAACGCCGTCCCCCCCCTGCTGGGATACCTCGTCGGACGGAAAGTCGAAGCCATCCTCGAGCGAATCAAAAAATGAACAACTTTATGCTCCCCAAACGAAGATTTTGGAAGGCCGGACAAACATTTCAGAGCACGTTTTCGAAGCACTTTTCAACGTTTTCTAGCCAGAATCGGGTACTCACACCCTTGAAAAGTGATTCGAAAACGTGCTCTGAAATGTTTGTCCGGCCTTCCAAAATCTTCGTTTGGGAGGGGTAAACTTCCATGTGGGAAAGGACATGTGTGAGACGTCCCACCCCCCAAACACACACACTTCGGATTAGACTAGCCTATTCACGCAGACAACATGTGGGCCATGCATGATGATGATGATGATGATGATGCCGCACCGCATGTTGTCTGCGTGAATGGGCTAGTCTAATCCGAAGTGTGTGTGGATGGGGGTGGGACGTCCATCGCACATGCTACTTCCCACATGGATTGCAGATGTTTCAACTCGCGTTGTATCGTTCCGTGTCGTTCGCAGATTAAGATGCGACGATAGATACATCGCCTAGACAGATGACAAATGGTCAGTTGAAAATTAAAAAAAGTTAATCTAAATATGAAAAACGACGCGCCTTTATCCTCGCCACGACGCAGACAAAGTCGGTGCATGGTCAGAAATACCAACCATCGCTCTCCCAACTACGCCAAAAGTGGGGGATGCGCGATGGTTCGTTCGACCTCGCCGCGCCGGGTGAGCAGTCTTTCCACAGTGTCCAGCCGTTACAACAACCTTCGTTCGCCGAATCTGAGAAGGGGGGGCTCTGTCATACCGACCGACGACTACTTCAGGGAGACTAATGCAGATGGCTCGTTTGGTGAGCCGAAAGTGGATGGTCGTCGCGTCGCACCGAACGTCCAGCTAGTGGCCGTCCCCCCCGTCCCCGTCATGCAACAAGAGCTCGAGGAAATCCAAGCTCTGTATCGAAGATATGGGGTCGAGTACAACACTGCGGTGTCGGATTTGAACCGACTCGTGAAAACGGAGAGGAGTCTATCGCGCGTAACGCCGGACGGCGGTGAAAAAATACGAGCGAAAATCGCCACCCAAAAGACGAATGTCGGCGAGCTCGCGAACGACCTTTTTCTGACGATCTTGAGACTGGTGACGCATGTGGTCATGATGAAACTGTCCGACGCTGGATTGTACACGGCACAGGCGAGGTTGCGATGGGGTCGGATCTCGTTCGACCCGATATATGCCCACGGAATCGATGGTATCGACGGTCAGAATATCAACACCGAAATCGGAGAGCTGCACACTGCCAACGTCGACGTGAAGGCGCTCTTTAGAAGGTACATGCTCGAATATCCCACATTGCAAGCGCATTTGGACGAGCACGCCAGCGCCTAACACTGAAATGCTACTTTTACGGCCGTTTCCGACCGTTGGCCATGTGGCCATTCGTACCGGCGCGTGGCACCCACGTGTTTTAACAAGGTGTTTAACAAACATGAGTAGAAGTTGAGTACTCACGCCCTTGAAAAGTGCTTCTAACCTCCGCATTCTCAAGGGCGTGCGCAAAATGAGCATGGTGGCGAGCAAAAAGGTCGCACTTTCGCCACCGGGTAACACGTGGCATGAAAACGTAACAACAAAAGCAAGGACTTGGGGAATGAAGGTCGCATTAAATGCCATGGAAATGACCATTAAATTTCACCACATCCTTGCTTTTGTCACCGAATCATTGTCGGTATCGGACGTGAGTGCTCAATTCGGCCCCGCATGTGTGTGTGTGTGCCGGTGTGTACAAGTGTGTGTGTGTCCTTGTTGGCGTGTTCTGAACGGAGACGTCGTGGCGACGTGACATAATAAAAAGGAGAATAAATGAAAGACCGCCGCATCAACCCCTCCCGTGACGACTGCGACGATGAACTACAGAAAATTCGCGCCATTCTACTTGATTTGCACTTACGCATCGATAAGCTTGAGAAGAGCCGCGCTCACCCGTCCCTCTCGTCATCGTCGTCGGACAGTAGCATCGCATCAATCGAGGCCGATTGATAGATGGATAGTAAGGTGGCGTAGCTTCGTGTGGCGAGTCCAAATCGTCCAGCATGTGGTGGGAATGGAATGACGACCGCGCGGTCGTCATCGCGATTTTTTTTTTCGCTATCGAAATTACGAGCAACACCCAAACAAAAATATTTAAAAGAAAACATGTATATGTAAATATGGCAAACTTTGCAGTGTCCAATGTGGCAGTCGCATTCGTCGATTTGGCGACATTCGACGAACTGGAATCCAACTATCTGTGCGGCGGGAAAGACCGCGTGACGTACTTCATGCGCGAGACGCGCAAGACCTCGTGGTTCTCGCAGATCCCGGTCAACCTGAACAAGGGGTCGGGCCAAGTCGCCTTCGGTCAGGAGTTCTCGGTAACGGTTTCGCGTTCGGGCGACTACCTGACGCACGCATGGTTGAGGATTGAACTGCCGACGGTGCAACTCGACCAATCGGAGTGGATGTGGGGCGGCGCGAGCAAGCAGCACTCGATCAACGTGAAGAACGGCAACCTGCGGAGCGACAAGGTGTTCTCGGACAACCTGAACGTGACGGGCGAGAACCTTTACAAGTTGCTCGGACCGAGCGCGCGCATCCGCTGGTCGAAGAACCTCGCGCACAACATGATCCAGAAACTCTACCTCTCGTTCAACGAACTCAACGCCGTGGAGATGAACAACTCGTGGTTCGACTTTTGGGCGGAGTTTATGCTCCCGTCGGAGAAGACGACCAACTACAACGAGATGATCGGCAACACCAGCCGGTGGAACAACCCCATGGCGTACTACGCGACGAACTTCGCCAAAGACTACGAGCGCTACCGCTTCGGCTACGCGGCGCCCGGCGGCGTGCTCATCCTCCCCGTTCCACTGCCCTTCAGCAAAGACACTGGAACGGCGCTTCCGTGCGCGGCCATCCCGTACAACGAGATCCGGCTCCACACCGTCTTCCGAAACTGGCACGACCTGCTCGTCGTCGACTACCCCTACGGTCGCCAGTACGGCAGCGCGGGGGCGCCGATGCTCTCGCAGGCCCGGCGCGACGACTCGGAGCAGCGGCTCGTGCAGGCCCTGTACGCGACGTGGATCGGCAAGTTGGCGTATTCGCCCGACATCATCCGCCTCAAGGCGACCGAGTTGGTGCGGTCGCAGGATTCCGGGAACACTTCCATCTCGGACTGGCTCAAGACCATCAACAACTCGAACAACTCGGCCAACAGCACGGCGCAGACGACTCTGATTGCTGCGTACAAGACGCTCGTCGACAACTGGACGACCCTGCTCGGCAACAGCACCAACACCAGCCCGCTAGGCTCCTTCTACGGTGCGACCGGCTCGACTTGGAATCAGACCGTGCTACCCAACATAACCGGCAAGTCCTACCCCGCAATCAGGGCGAATGTCAACTTCACCCTTTTCGCCACGGAGAGTCAGACCGACAAGCCGTTCAGCACCTTCTTCTCTTCGCCACAGGCGCTGGTCAACGCCCTCTCGTCGGGCGATTTCCGCGCGGGGACCTCGAGCATTCGGGGGGCCGTCGGCGGTGCGGTGTTCACGGTTGGTGCGGTCACAAACGGCACCTTCACGCTGACGGTCGCGACTGCGACGACCTTCTGGAGCGAAATCTCGGCCCACTACACAACCAAGCCCTTCCTGTCCTTCCACGGCGACGGTGCGGACCAAACCAAGTGCCCGGTCGTGCTGCGAATCTCCAACGTGAACATCAGCAACGGCACTGGAACGATCGACTGTGCGATCGTCGAGGGCAGCATCGGGGCGGTCACGACGATCTCGACCGGAGCCGCAACGAACACGCTGATGAGCGCCAAGGCGTACTCGCTGACGGTCAACCAGGAGACGTACGCCACCCGCGACCTGTTCCTGCGCACGACCGAGTTTGGCAACTACCGCAACGTGTCGGACCTCGTGTCGTCCATCAAGGCCGACTACCTCAACGAGCAGCTCAAGTCGCTCGACGGCAACGTCGCCACCGCCGTCGCCCTCCAAATGACCGAGTTGAACGAGCACATCGCGGGCGCCAGCCTGGAGGACATGTCGAAGCCGGTCTTCACGGGCCTCAACGAGACGTTCGACTCCCAGGGCCGCCTGACGGGAGTGACGGGCGTGTCGTTCAACAAACTCACGCCCGAAGACTTCCACACGCTGCGCAACGAGGTGTGCAGTTGGAACGGGTGGGCGTGGATTGCGGACTACGGGCGCTCGGAGCCACCGTCCGTCCTCAAGCGCTTCGTCGAGGACTTTGGCGAGACCGTCTCGCTCTCGCCGAGCGACGTCTCCAAACTGGCCGGCGGGCGTGCGCCGGAGATCGTCTCGGCGAACTGGTGGGCCAACTACGCGATCGTGCACCACAGCGAGCGCCAGCAGATGGGCAAGGCCAGCCGCGACATCCTCATCGAGCAGTACCAGCGCCACTCGTCGCAGCAGTTCAACCTGGCGAACAAACTGTCCGTCGACATTCGCTTCGCGCACGCCGTCCGCGCGCTCTTCTTCGCGATCCAGAACACGACCTTCCAGGGCGACGGCTCGACCTACACGTCTGTCACCGACAAAGTCGACTTTGTCGGCGTGGACCGCACGCGCACCACGTTCCTGCCGGCGATCATCGACAACGTGACCCTGACCTACGAGAACACCTCGCGGTTCGGCAACATGCCGTCCGAGTACTTTACCCACGTGAACCCGCACTGGTGCGCCAGCAAGAACAACATCACGCCCGGTCTGCACATGTACAGTTACTCGCTCGACATCCGCAACCCTGACCCGAACGGCCATACCAACTACAGCCGACTGAACAACGTCAACCTGATGATTGAGGCGTCGTCCGTCGCGCAGAAGGCCAACCAGGTGTGGCGCGTGGAGGACCCGAGTTACCAGGATATGTACACCGAGTATCGGGATACCATCAGCCTCAAGACCAGCGACGCGAAGAAGTTGGGCATCCTACCCAACCACGTGGTCACCCGCAACACGTATACGGGCGTCTTCTACGCACTCTCGCACACCATCCTCCGCGTGTCGGGTGGCTGCGTCGGCTTCCCTCTCTTGTAGAGACGCCACCGCGTGCAATGCCACGACGCACCATGTAGCCGATCGTACCGCACGAGCACCACATGACCCCACGCATCGTTCGGCGAGGTGAGCTCTTCGAGACGTGCAGACGTCCAAACGATGCACCACCGCCCAACACAAAAACAAATGGCGTCCTCTCATCCACACATGGATATGGATGAGAGGACGCCATTTGTTTTTTCACCCACGCGTCGCCCTGGACTCGCCCATGATGCCACCCATCACGACCTCGACTCACAGAGTCCGAGTCTCAGAGTGACTTGCCCATATGGGAAACGACATTTGCGAGACTTTACCCACGCCGGATTGGCCAAGGACTTGACGACGCATCATGCATACGAGCTGGAATGTTATCTTCGTCAAGTCCTTTGCCAATCCGGTGTGGGTAAATCTCGCTGTTCACATCGCAAGTGTACCCCTCCCAAACGAAGATTTTGGAAAGAATGACAAGAGATGAGCTCCTGATGGGTAGTTTGTTGTTCCCACAACTTTACCCCTCCCAAACGAAGATTTTGGAAGTCCGAACCAACCTTTCCGAATGTGTTTTCGAAGCACTTTTCAAGGGCGTGAGTACTCCATTTGGGCTACGAATCGTTGAAAATTGTTTCGAACACACCATTCGGAAAGGTTGGCTCGGACCCTAATTGCGAGCATTAAATTGCGCAATTTCAGGCCCCCACTTAAGGAATACAGTTGAGTATGGTGTGAGTACTCACTTTTGGGCAAAGGTTTCACACATGTGCGTATATAATGCTAGGTTTGTTGATTTCGTGTAGAAATTGGCCCAAAATACGAGTTCTCACACCATACTCAACTTTGTTCCTTAAGTGGGGGCCTGAAATTGCGCAATTTAATGCTCGCTTCACTGGCTCGGACTTCCAAAATCTTCGTTTGGGGAGCATAAACTTCCCAGATTGACTGCCACAATGAACATGCCTTCGACGAGGTCGGTCGCAGACTCAGTGCGTGTATCAACATATTTAACCAACCAGAAACGCAAGTATATATGCCCGCTCCGGTGTTGACGCTGGCGATCGTAGGAATGATGGCGAGTTTCGCAGGGTGCATATGCGGTGTATGCATCGTTGAATGTGCGGTCGATGGTTGTTGCCCTCGTCGCCCTAGGACGAGCCCTGAGTGCACCGTTCCCATCATCGCAGTGGATGCGTGACCGGGTCGAGTTATAATGAACAATGACTGACATGAATAGGTCGATTAGAATCATCATGAGAACCCTCCCTTGGTATTTCTTTTCTTGTCATCGGGGCATCTATCTTATCGACGTTTTCATACGCACCCGATTGGGGATTCAATGACGAAAGTGCGTTTTTGACTCGCCAGTGAGTCGCCACAATGGCCACAATCAAAAGGAGTGACTAAATGAACGAGTGGTATTATTCGTCCGGTGGGTACTTGCTGTTTGCATTGAGCACTTACAGCGTCGAAACGGACGCCTCGTTATTTTCGTACAAACTCTTCGCCACCTTGGCCATGTGCCTGGTTTCCATCGTTCACTGTATCAAAGGCGTTCGAGTCCCCGTGTCCATATGGCTCCTCGCGATAGCACATCTCATCTATGTAGCGAGTTACGGCGCATTCATATACACACAGTACGCCTGATGCACTAGCACAATACGCTCTCGTGAGCCGCGTCATGACACAAGGATGGTTATACCGTGTCGCGGTCGATAATAATAGACTCGATATTGGATTTAGATTTAATTTCATGCGTACCACACGAATATTTTCGAACGCCAAGGGCGTGGGTCCTCTATTCAGGTTACGAATCGTTGAAAGTGCTTCGAAAACGCACTCGAAAAGGTTCGTCCCCATGTGGGGAACAACATTTCCGCGAAATACCCACGCCGGATTTGTAAGTAAATTTACGAATCCAGCATACTATCCAGTAAAGGCTATTGTCGTAAAGTCCTTACAAAATCCGGCGTGGGTATTTCGCGGAAATGTTGTTCCCCACATTGGTTTTGCCACGTGTGCATCTTCACGATACACACAACTCTCACTATTGAATGGAACGGTATGGGTAGCTGAATACGTACGTGTCAGACCAAATGAAAATGGAGCTGAGCACGCAACGGTGCATCGTCACGACACACCTTACACCGCCACATGTCCAATTCGCGCGGACCGGCGTCGTTGAAATCGATGTTCCGTCGTCGACGAACATCGAGCACGCTCCTGGTTGATTAATGACATATGCGATGGTTACCGTTCCGGTGCGGGGCAACATGACGCTATCGCTCAGTCTTTCGTCACGCACGGCCCATGCCCAGACTCCGGCATCTGGATTGTAGAATAAACCCGGATCCGGCATATGACGATCGTTCTCGAGAATTCCCGCCAGACACTCTGATAGTGGCTGAAGATGTGAAAGTTCCGTTGATGTCGGAAGTAACGCACAGTCAACGACGATGGAGAAGAACACGTTACTAAAGTTTTGATTATTTTCGGTCAGTGCGTAGCTGCGTATGTTGCTGCCTATTTTAGTAAACGAATGGTCGTTTAGGGGGAGTTTCGGACGCTTGATGGATTCTGGATTCGACGCATCCGTGATGCCCTCATCTTTACTATATTTGAATCGAACGGCCTTCCCATCCTTGGCCTTTTCGGCCGCCACACGGATCGCTTCCGCACGCTCCGCCTCCTTGGCCTTTTCGGCCGCCACACGGATCGCTTCCGCACGCTCCGCTTCCTTGGCCTTTTCGGCCACCAGACGCTCCGCCTCCTTGGCCTTTTCGGCCGCCACACGGATCGCTTCCGCACGCTCCGCTTCCTTGGCCTTTTCGGCCGCCACGCGGGTCGCTTCCGCACGCTCCGCTTCCCTGGCCTTTTCGGCGGCCAGACGCTCTTCCTCCTTGGCCTTTTCGGCTGCCACGCGGGTCGCTTCCGCACGCTCCGCTTCCCTGACCTTTTCGGCTGCCAGACGCTCTTCCTCCTTGGCCTTTTCCGCTGCTTGCATGTCGCCGAATGACCTGGAAGACACGGTAAAGACTCGGTCGGATACTAGGTCTGGACCATCGACTTTCAGGAACGCATTGTTCTCGGTGTCTCCCGTGTCAAAGACCAAAAATGCCCGTGTAAAGAGGGCGTCTGCGATTTTCTGATATCCGACGCTCGTGTTGAATTGCAAACGACAAGCGGATGGTTGGTCCTTTTTGTCGGTCATCATGCCTAAACGGACCGCGCCAAACGACACATCGACCGTAAAATCAATTACGAGCGATGTGCTGGGGAGGATGCTGATTTTCTTTTCTTCACTACAATCTCCATACGCTTGGTCGAACTTGTTCCAACTTCCACGTAAAGGCATGACACCGATTGTGTAAAAGCGAACACGGTCGCCGTTCTGTTTCAACAGGTCGTTCCGATTGTCGCGTGCGTCATCGAGCGTCTCATAAAACCCCACTTTACAAATCCGGAGTGCGCTCGTCCCAACATTGGAAATGGAAACTCCGCGTGCTGTTCTCTTTTCGGGCAACGTTCCACCAAGGATGGCGTGCATGCCGTCATCCGTCGTCCAGTTGCACGCCAACATGATGAACCAAACAACCAACAAAATGCACAGTATCGTCATCAATTGCGGCATTTATTGTTCTTAAAAAAAGAACGGTGTTGCATGATTTACATGACCGACGACCGACTCATCGTGGTATCTATCTTCCTGTAATCCTCTCGACCCAGTCTACTGGTCCTTTTCATGGCATTTCATGTGGTTTTCATTACCAAAAATCGTCGCTTTGCGTCTCTCACTGCTTTGACTAGGGAGGACCATCCGTTCAAGCTCAATTGGGGCACGTTGGAGCAGAATGCATTTGACACGCTGAAACAGGCGATTGTGGCCGCACCGATGCTGTACTCAATTTGGGCCACGAACCATTGAAAAAGTGATTCGAAAATCCGGATTGCATCTTTTGTTCCTCCTTCCAAAATCTTCGTTTGGGGAGCATAAACTTTTCACGCGCTTTTTACCACCCGATGGACCGTGCGTCGGCGAGATGACAATACAACCTTTTTTGCTCACCAAAATGAGCATGATGGTAATTCGATGATGCTTCTGTCGATATCATAAGACAAGATGATGTGTGTCTTTCGAACTCGCATTGATAGCATGACGATGTGTCTATGCTAAATCACAAGATGATGATGATGATAACATGATGATGCGTCTGTCGAAATCACAGCATCGCACCAGTCGTGTGGGCGTGCGTGCGAGTCGTGTTAAGTGGCGTGCATGCGAGTCGTGTTAAAGGGCGTGCGTGCGAGTCGTGTTAAGTGGCGTGTGTGCGAGTCGTGTTAAAGGGGCGTGTGTGCGAGTCGTGTTAAAGGGGCGTGTGTGCGAGTCGTGTTAAAGGGGCGTGTGTGCGAGTCGTGTTAAAAGGGGCGTGATTTAGTCAACATTATCGTAGGTGATAGCACGAAGATGTGTAGACTACAGTGGGTCGAAAATCGCAAGATGATGATAGCATGACGATGACACATTTGATGTGATGTGTCCATCAACCATCGTGTGACTCGTGCACTCTAAAGACAAGACAGCGTGTTGGCATCATACTGTGATTTCTACCGATGCGTCATCACGTGAGTTCGAAGACGCCTCGATCTAATCATCTCAGTACGTCGATGAGTGCGTTTTCCTCGTGAGTTGCTACCTTCGGGTATTAACGGATCTTACACGTAGTTGAGTTAACTTCTCATACATGATGCTCATACATGATGTTCATCATCTTGAAACGGTAACCACCCAATAACATCGGCGTCGAACCCTCAAAAAAAGGTTTACGGGCTCGAAAGGTTTTCGAACGTTCAAATGATTTAAAGGGATGGTTTGGCGACATGCAGTTGCTCGAGTTGTGTCATGGCGACATTTTCGATTCTGCAGCACGACGATGAGCGCCGTGGATACACCACTGACCGACCCGACATCCTGTTCGACGGGCGCACGTATCGCTACACCGAGGATACGGGCACGACGTTCGAAGTGGTCTATCCACTGCATCCCATCGACACGGTCGACAGCGACGCACGCACGCTCCTTGTATCTTCGGTTTGCGATGGCCATGCGGGGTTCGGCGCTTCGTATACGGTGAACAATCGGATCCCGCTGTTGTTTCCATCGTGCATCGACGAGGCGCACGGAGACGTTGCGAGCGCCCTGCGACGTTTGTTTGCGACGCTGGGCGAAGAGACGGCGACGCTGACCAGTGGGACGACGTGCAACGTGACCGTCTTCGACCCCGCCAACGAAGAGGTCCACGTCGCGAGTCTGGGCGACAGTCCGACCCTGCGCTATCGCATCGGGGCGTCTGGGCGGTTTGAGTTGGTCTGGAAGTCGGACGACCAGGACTGTGGTGACCCGGAGGAGGTCGCACGGATGGTCGACGTTCACCGGCGCCATGGCGACCCCGACGCGGATGCCAGCACGGTCGTGTTCCAGGTCGTGTCAAGCGGCCATCCGACCGGCATATGGCGAAACAAAATCTCGCAGTGCATGGTCCACTCGTCGTTCGGCGATGCGCAGCACAACTACCTCCCGGGGATTGTCAACACCCTCCCGCGCATCTACACGCAACGCTGGTCCGCTACGCAACATTCGGACGTCTGGATTCAGTGCACGGACGGGCTGTTGGAGCGACTCACCCACTCCAAACTCGGAATACAGCCACAAAGCGAGGAACGGCTGGCGGAAATCGCACGGCACTTGGACGTTTGCCATCAGCATGTGAACGTGGCGTACAGCCTGCATGAGATGCAGATCGACGCGATGTTCGCCGACAAGCGCGCTGCACACCCATTGCGATCGGACAACTCGCGGGCGTGGGTCGAATCGACGTTTGACAATCACCTCACCAAGGTGTTTAGGTGGGATGTCTAACGGTTCCAGTCCAATGCACGACGATGACACTACCGGTCGAATGTGGTATGAAAAATGTAGATACGCTCCGTAGAAAACAATAAAACAAAAGCAAGCATTGGGGGACGAAGACACACGTAGTGATGCAGTAAAAATGACCAAGTCCTTGCTTTTGTTGTTATCGATTGTTCTCCTGAAAGTGCGACTGTGTACTCGCCAAATGGATGGTCGCCCGTGCGAAAACTACCTATAACTAGGCTAGAAGACCCGTCGTTTGACACACCATCGTGCGTTGGATGATGCGGATGCCTCTATTATAACACGGTTAAAACATAGAGACTATTATTCATACAAATGAAACCGAAACGCGACGCCTTCATCGTGACCTTGATCACCTTTTTAGACGATATGATTGAGCAATATGCGACGGATGTCATGATCGAGATACGGGTGCTGCTCAAATCCGGGAGCGACGACGTGCAGAAGCACATCATCCGGCAGTTTGCAGGCCTGTTTCAGCGAACTGCCACGTACATCAACGACGGGGACCACGCGTTGCTGACATTGCCGATGAAGTTTTGGACCATCCATGTCGACGACCGGACGTATCAGATCCCATTCAAAACCGTGTGGAGTTACATAACCAAGGACCCGTACAATACGACCATCCTGTGGCAATGGTTAAAGACGCTGCACGACCTGTCCGTCTCGCATGCGACGTGACGGTTGGAACCGGACTTCGGGTCGGGTCACAAATCCATGTAGCGAACAAAAAATGGCGCAATTTCATACGGGAGTACTCAACAATCAGGCCAATTAGACACATTTCTTGTAAATCATTTTAGTGTCCATTGTAACTTGGCCTGATTGTTGAGTACTCACGTATGCAAGTTCCTTCGTTAAGTCGTGAGTGCGAAATTTATCCCTCCCAAACGAAGATTTTGGAAGGAGGAACAAAAGATGAAATCCGGATTTCGAAGGAAGCACCTTTCAATTCAAGGGCGTGAGTACTCGATTTGGGCTACGAACCATTGAAAAGTCGGTCGAAAATCCGGATTTCATCTTTTGTTCTTCCTTCCAAAATCGTCGTTTGGGGAGCATAAAATTGCGCCATTTTTTGTTCGCCATACCGGAACTTGGGTGGGGGCTACTGCACGTCACACGACGCGCCCCTTTACGCCGGATGCGGTGGCGAATCTTCGATGCAACTACCACGGCGGTTGAAATAGCCCCCGTCGTTCTCGTGCAACGTGCTCACGACTCGTGTTTCGATCTTGCCTCGGTCGTCGGCCGGGAAGTCCAAGTCGCCGGCGATCGACTGGTAGACGCTGCGTGACTTGTCTCTCTTTGGGATGTGGGCCTTGGTGTCCATGTGACACCGGTCGTACACGTAGGTGCCTTCGTCGTCGTCGTGGTCGTACGAGTTGGTCAGTTTTTTCGGTGGCAAAAAGGACTTGGGCTCGTCTTTGCAATTGATAAACTTGCGCTTTTCTTCGATGCTCTCGACGTCGGCCTGGTCTTTTGGATTCGGTGTCAATCCAAAGGCATCCGACTCTTTCAGTTTCGGCAACTCGCTCGTCGTCATGGTGGAAAACCCTCCGACCATGTCGGCAGCCGACTTGGACGCCGGTTTCTCCGACTGCGACAGCGGCACTACTTCGCACGGCTCGATGAGGTGCTTGCTAACCGGTCCCATCCAGTAGTTCCAAGCAGCGTATGTGGCTAGTATGATAATCAACACAATCAACAGGCTTGCCGCTATGCTCATTTATAACAATTTTTTTAAACATTTACGCGAAAGTGCTTTGATCAACTTTTCTTCACGATTGAACCGCAAGTCGTAGTCGCTGAGACCCGGTTCACCTAACAAGAGCATGCCATGAGGATTGTGCCCTTCGAATGAATTGCATCAGTCGTGTGAAAGGACGTGTGCGTGCCGGTCGCGCATCACTCGCGTGCGGGTCGACATCTCATGTGAAGATGTGTCCGTCGAAATCACAAGATGATGATATCATGAATATGCTCCAAAGGAAGATTTGGGAAAGGAGGAACAAAACATGACATCCGGATGTTCCAAGTACTTTGCAATGGCTCGTAGAAACATCGAGTACTCACGCCCTTGCAAAGTACTTCAAAATCCGGGCGTCATGTTGACACTGTGAGTGCCGCGTTTTTTTTCAGACGCCTACATTCCAACCGCAACAGAGCATGATATGCCTTAGAGTGTCGAATGTGTTAAAAAGAAATACTGCAATGTAAAACATGTACACTTTGGACTGTGAGTTGTATCAAAGTTTTTTTAAGATGATTCAGTCGCTGGACGAGGTGTTTGGCGACACGAACAAGCCACTGCATCTGTACGCCCACCTGCTCAACAAAATCACGAGCCAGCATGGCGGCGCCATCGAGCGGAATTGCATGCTCGCCAAGACGTTCTTTGCGCGCAACGAAGTCGGCATCTCCAAGTCCGACATCTCCCTGTTCGAAGACCGATGCCTGCGGTACAGCGACAAGGTATACGTCGACTTCGAGGCCATCTTCAACGCAGCGGACGACGACTGCAAGACCCAAATATGGAAGCACATGCTGACGATTCAGATCCACATCGGCGACAACGCCGAGTCGGCCAAGCGACAACTGCAGCAGCTCTACAACAACCCCGTCAACAACGAGAACATCATGTCCTTCCTGAATCAAAACGGTGACATGGGCGACATCTTCAAGGCGCTCGGTGGCGACAGTTTTGCGAAGTCCATCCAGTCCATCATGGAGTCGGACAATTTCAAGAGCCTGATGAACGACGTCAAGGGGAAGATCGACAGTGGTGAGATTGACATAACCAAGTTGAGCTCCGTTATGTCCAACATGACGCCCATCTGAGCATCGACCGCGATTGACCGCCGGTCCACGTCGTCATGACGTCGAGGGTGGGCTCGCCCGGTATGTGGCCTGGTGGCATGTCCAACCCTTTGGTCCAACTTTGCGGAGAGTGGGATGATGAGTCAAATGATTTAAAAGAATCTCCCTCTGGAATATACGGAAAATGGCCTTTAAGCCGTTTGGTGACCTCAAGGTCACGACGACGACCCAAATTGCGACCTTTATGAACGGCTCGTTCGATTTGGGCCTCATTTTCGACAGCATCGAGCCGTGTCGGATGGTTGCGCCGCCGGTGAAATCACGGTTCGACAGCACCCACTACAGCGGTGTGGTGCCGTACGGAACCATTCTGCACGTCAAGTACAAACAGCAGGAAAAGGGCCTCACCTTCAAGCGTAAGAAGAAGCAAACTGCGAACCAGATCCCGTCGAAACGCAGTTTCTTTCTGAATGCGGTGTGCTTCGTGATCCACCTGGAGAAGATGGTCAACTTTAAACTGACCAATCGAAAGTTTCAAATCACAGGATGCAAGACGTCGGAGCAGGCGCATGAGCTCGTGAAGCACATGTATGCGCTGTTCGAACGGCTGCACCCCGGCTGCATACGCCACGACGGAGCGCCTCCCACGTTTGTGTTCAACACCGTGATGACGAACATCGACTTCAATCTGGATTTCTTCGTCGACCGAACCAACCTTGACAAGCTCTTCAGCGACGAGGAGAACTTCATCTCGTTGCTCGAGAACAGCTTCGGGCATGCGGGCGTAAACATCAAACACGCGTCGCAGACGAAAGACAAAGAGCTGACGTGCATCACGTACGATGCATGCAACTGGAACGTGTGCAAGGTGAGTTGGAGCGACTACCTCTCCAAGTGCACGCCCAAGGAGCGAGAGAACGAGCAAAAGAAGGTGAAACTGCACACCTTTTTGGTGTTTCACAGCGGACGAGGCATCCACTCGGGTCCCTCGTACCTCGAGATGGAGAGCGTGTACAACCTTTTCATGCAGACGCTGTACTCCAAGAAAGACTCTTACAAAGTGGAAGAGACGCTCATCAAGGGCGATGCACGCGCACCTAAGAAGGCGCGGACGGACGCACCCGCGCCCGACGAGCGCAGCAGCGAGGATCGTGTCGCAAACCCCGAGTGCATCTGCGCGTGAGTGGCTCGACCGTTGCTGGGAACACTGACCATCAGACTCGTACACCGTGAACAATCATCGCCATTCGAATGGTACCACATCATTCGAATGAATTTATGCTCCCCAAAGAAGATTTGGGAAGGAGGAACAAAAGATGAAATGCGGATTTTCGCTCGACTTTTCGCGGGCTTCGAAAATCCACATTTCATCTTTTGTTCCTCCTTCCCAAATTTATGCTCCCCAAACGAAGATTTTCGAAGGCCTAGCCAACCTTTCCGAGTGCGTTTACCGGTCCTTTTCAAGGTAGGCAGTACTCGAACGCACGCTCCTTTAACACGGCTCGCACGCACGCCCCTTAACACGGCTCGCACGCACGCTCCTTTAACACGGCTCGCACGCACGCGCCTTAACACGGCTCGCACGCACGCTCCTTTAACACGGCTGATTCCATGCTTTTCTATGGAAAAAATCGTCATGCGATCATCATCTTGTGAGGTCGACATGCACATGGTCATTGCTACCATCATTATCATCTTGTAATCTTGACTGACATCGTCATGCTATCATCATCTTGTGATTTCGACATGCATGCCATGTAGGAAACAACATTTGCGAGACTTACCCACGCCGGATTTGGCAAGGACTTAACGAAGTGTCATGCATACTAGGTAGTATGTTATCTTCGTTAGTGGGCTTGCCAAATCCGGCGTGGGTAAGTCTCGCAAATGTTGTTTCCTACATGGCATGCATGTCGGCATTCTATAACAATGAGACGTCTACAAACGCACGCTCCTTTAACACGGCTCGCACGCACGCCCTTTAACACGGCTGATGCCATGCTTTTCTATGGAAACAATCTTCATGCTATCATCATCTGAGTTCGACATACACATGGTCATTGGTCATTGCATTGCTATCATCATCTTGTGCTCTCGACTGACACTGTGACACATCTTCATGCTATCATCATCTTGTGAGTTCGAGTCGGACGGTTACTGTTCGACAGATACATCTACGTGCTATCATCTTGTGAGTTCGACAGACACATCGTCATGCTATCATCATCTTGTGAATCATTGAAGTTGTTACCTCGACTGACACTTTTACAGTGACACATCGTCATGCTATCATCATCTTGTGCCCTCGACAGACACATCGTCATGCTATCATCATCTTGTGGGTTCGACAGACAAATCGGCAATGATTCGGCATTCTATCATCATCCTGTGAGTTCGACATTCATGTCGACTAGCACAAGGGGTCGCTTTATTATCGAGTAGCTCCATCGTTAAATAAACCATTGCCCAAATACTTGCGTTTGTTGTTATCGATTGTTCTTATGAATCTTATCTACATTTACATACGTGCCTTACCCGATGCCTGAAAGACTCAGTGAAAGTGCGACGTTTTTGCTCGCCACAGTGAATTCGGCCGGCGTTTGCGATGGACGCGGAGGTTGGCGCTTAAAAGCCCCGAATCACCAACAACGTAGACGATGGAATGGGCAAAATAAATACTTTAAAGGAATGGGCCTTTGTATAAATGTCTGTGAATGAACGCAAGATAGCAACCAAGCGCACGAAAAAGGCGCCCGAAAGCCCGCCCGCGGTCGTTGCTGCACCGGAGCCACCGGCACCAGTCGTCGTCGCAGCGCCCGTGGTCGAGGCGCCTAAGCTCGTCGAGCCACAGTCTACACCCCCACAACAGACGGCCGGTGAGCCGGAAGTGGACCAAGACAGCGACAGCGTGCTGAACAAGAAGGCGCAAAAGCCGAAGAAGTTGATTTCGCACGCCGAGAAGCAAATCGTGGCGTTGCTAAGGCAGCTGGATACGCTCAAGTCCACTGATAAGGAGATGACCAAGAACAAACAAATCAAGTTGCAGCACAACATCGAACTCTCCGTGCACAACCTCAAGAACATCGTCGACTCTCTCAAGCAGTGCATCGTCGAGAAGCCCTCTCGAAACACGTCCTCGGGATTCATGAAGCGCGTGCGGATTTCGGAGCAACTGCGAGCATTCGGCATGACGCACGGCGGGTGGCTGCAGACGGACGTCGAAATGTCCCGCGTCGACGCCACCAAGGCGATATGCGCACACATCCAGAAGATGGAACTGGGCGACCCTTCGGACAAGCGCCGCATCAAAATGTCCCCCGAACTGAAGAGCCTCTTCAGCGATGTCGAAGGCGAGTGGATCAGCTACCCCGAGATCCAGAAGCAGATTCAGCAGCACTTCATGACCGTTCCGGTCGCAACCGCGTAGGCAGCGACTCGGCGACCCACCGACGAATGTAGGGTCCAAGCTCCTCCGCCCGGACGGTGTACGGTATGGTAAGCAGGTGCACGCCTGCGCTCTTACACAGCCGGCGCTTCAGCGCGTCCCGCTCCTGCATCGTCTCGAATGCACGCTCGTCCTTATGGAAGAACGGACTGTAGAAATAGTGTTGCGCGCCGTTGTACTCGAACGCGATGTTCAATCTCGGATTGAACCCGTCAAGTTCCAAATTATGGCCCGTCTTGGCATTCATTAGAAAAGATGGGCGACAAGACGGAAACTCGTCTTGGAAAATTTCCTCCAAGTGCCTCCGGCACTCATTCTCCATCTTCAGGTTGGCTTTCGGGCGGTGGAGTAGATACAGCGGACTACCCTCGATAGGGACGTGGGTAACGAAACATACAACAAACACGATGCATGCCACGCCGACCAGCCACCCATACTGCCTTAACGAGCGCATCATGTGTATTTTATCATCGTTTCATAAAATACGCACACGGCCTCGGACACTACACATCGCGGTAACATCCGACATAATCAGCGACATTGCAGACGTGCTTGCGATCAACGGATGATGTGATTGCAAGCACGTCTGCCACTCACGCACAGTGGTGCACGATTGGCCCCGCCACAAGACTCCTAAAAGAACCGGTCTATGTGCTTGTACGAGAAGAACGCCAACAAAAACAGACAGATGCTCTTGATGATGTACGAGCTGTCGTGAAACAGACTGTTGATCGTGTCCGAAATCAACGTAATGTAGTGCAGCGCAAACTGGATGCCAACCGAGCATAGCGCAAAGAGCGCATACTTCACGGACGAAGTCGTCGAACTCGGAGCGCACGCCTCGGTCGTCGGCCGTGGGGGAGGCTCGACCACCGGCTCGACGACTGGGGGTGGCGGGCTCGTGTTGAACAGTTTGTCGAGCCGGTCCAGCAACATTCGCTCTCGCCTTGTCATCTCCGCGTTTGTGCTCAACGACGAGATGTCGACCGCGTTTAGGCTGGTCATTTCTATTGGGCATTTATTTTTTAAAGCATAACACCCCCATCGCTCGCATCTTCTGTTCGGGAAACGACGCTGTGTGCACATTTTACACCGACACCGGCGACACGTGATGGATGGCGCTCTGACGCGGTAGTGTATGCCCTCCGAAAAGGCCGAGAACAAACCGTTCCGCGGGCGCTTTACATTTTGGCTACGACACGATGAAAAAACGCAACCTTTCCGAGTGCGTTTTCGAAAGCACTTTTAAAGGGTGTGAACACTAGATTTGCTACGAATCGTTGAAAAGTGCTTTCGAAAACGCACTCGGAAAGGTTTGTCCGGCCTTCCAAAATCTTCGTTTGGGGAGCATAAAGATGATAGCATGCTGACATGCGATGCCTCCGTTGCTGATGCGTTGATTTTCGGTGGATGCTATCATCTTTTGTAGTCATCTTACCAAGTCGTTACAAATCACCCCATTTTTGGAACGAATCTCCATTTCAGACATTTGACCCCTCCCAATTTGAGTCCCAAACGAAGATTTTGGCAGAACGAGCCAACCTTTCAGAATCCATTTTTCGCTCGACTCGAAAGGTTTCCAAACGTTTGCTCCTATGTAACGTCCCGATGGCCGAGGTTGACTGACTACACGAACCACGCTGAATGGCGTCGGTCGTCTGTGCGTATCAGATCAAGTCGGTCCACGAGGTGGTCGAACACGGCGCGGGAAACACCCAACTGGCGTGTTGCTCGCTGCATTCGGGTGAGGTGTGCTGGGTCACGTACGATTCGCTGCTGCATTGGCGGGCCGATTTGCGGTGGTCGCATCGTGCACCCATTCCACATCTGCCGTTCGGGCTCGACCGAGACCGCGCACAGACGGTGGTGGACATCGTGCACCCATTCCCGACCAACATGGATGCGATTTTCCAGCGAGTGTGCCGCATCGAGGCGCTCATCCGACGCACTCTACCCGACGGTCGAGAGATGCAGGGACCGTCGACGTCGGACGCGACAATCCCCTCACACGGGCCCGCCGGAGAGTCGTGCCCCGACGCACGTGCAACAGGCGATGCGGGCGAAGATACAAGCGACTTTGACGCCCTTCTTCGCGACGTGATGATGGACGACGACCTCGGTGGTTTAGGTTTAGACACTGGTTTCGATGCGACCTTGGACACGGGTTTCGACTGAGGCGCGTTTGTGCACGGTGCCGTCGGATTGGTTCGCTGGTCCGTCCAACGGCGCCGATGAGTGCGGTCGCACATGTACGTGATTATGAATCGCCTTTTCATCCGCTCGCTGAGATGTCATTATCATGTTAAATGCTCGCAAAAAATAATGATAGTAATGCATACTAGTAATGCCGACGACTCGGTCTACCAAACGTTTGGCGCCACAGACGCCCGGATATAGGGCAAGCGGCGGTTCGTCGCAACCACCACAACCCCCACCCGACGACTTTCGATTCCTGTACTACACGGATTGGAAAGAAGGGCTGAACGTCCAGTGCAAAAAGCACGGAAACGTTGTCGAAATGGGGACGCTGCTGAGCAAAGAGCTCACCGGTAACCCGCGCGATCCTGATGTGGTTCTTACTTTTTCACAGGGTGGTGTGAATACCGTGCATTGGGTGGATTTCCGCGCTACCTACCGGCAATACCAAACGAAATAGGCAAACGGAGCCACCGTGTCAGGTTTTGGGCAAGCCCATTAACAAAGATGACATATAAGTTTACCCCTCCCAAACGAAGATTTTGGAAGGAGGAACAAAAGATGAAATGCGACTTTTCGAAGCACTTTTCCATGGTTAGTTGCCCACATCGAGTACTCTCACCCTTGAAAAGTTCTTCGAAAAGTCGCATTTCATCTTTTGTTCCTCCTTCCAAAATCTTCGTTTGGGGAGCATAAAGTTATGATACAACACATCTGCAGTGGAATGTGCATGACGGGTGCAAGTAAGCATCGGAAATGTTCTTATGTACCGCATGGCACATCCATCACACACGACCATTGTGGCGAGCAAAAAAGGTCGCACTTTCAGATCTCGGGTAAATACGTCTGAAAAAAGTAGATAAAGTTATGCTCCCCAAACGACGATTTTGGAAGGCCGAACAAACATTTCAGAACGCGCTTTCGAAGCACTTTTCAAGAGTGTGAGTACTCGATTTGGGCTACAAACCGTCGAAAAGTGCTTCGAAAGCGCGTTCTGAAATGTTTGTTCGGCCTTCCAAAATCGTCGTTTGGGAGGGGTAAAAGTACAGCAAGTTCTTTCTAGATGGCATTTGTAACTGGCATCGTATCATCTTGATGTAACAATGGACAGCAATGCCCGTGTGACGAGTTTTACAAATACCATTGATAGAGAATCTACTGTCAGAACATCGATACAACAAGGAATGATTTGGGCGTTTTAATGCAACTCAATCGACTCTAATCATCGGAGTCGGAGTCTAATGTCGACAGACACATCGTCATGCTATCGTAACGACTCGTGAGATGTCGACCCGCACGCCAGCATTCACGACTGGCACGCGTACGCCCTTTAACACGACTGGCACGCGCACGCCCTTTAAGACGACTGATGCGATTTCATTCGAAGAGCAAAATCCTCATTGCATGCTTATGCTATCATCATCTTGTGATTTTATGCTCCCCAAACGAAGATTTTGGAAGGATGAACAAAAGATGACATCCGGATTTTCGACCGACTTTTCAATGGTCCATAGCCCAAATCTAGTACTCACGCCCCTGAAAAGTGCTTCCTTCGAAATCCTGATTTCATCTTTTGTTGCACCTTCCCGGTTGAGACACATCGTCATGCTATCGTCAAGACTCATGAGATGTCGACCCGCACGCCCTTTAACACGACTGGCACGCACACGCCATTTAACACGACTGATGCGATTTCATTCGAAGAAGTTGAAGTTTTGGAAGAACACAATCATCATTTCATGCTCGCTATCATCATCTTTATGCTCCCCGGAAGGAAAATGCAGATTTTCGAAGCACTTTTCAAGGGCACGAGTACTAGATTTTGGCCACTGACTATTGAAAAGTCGCTCAACTTTATGCTCCCCAAACGACGATTTCGGAAGGATGAACAAATTACCCCTCCCAAACGAAGATTTGTGAAGGAGGAACAAAAGATAACATGCGGATTTTCGAGTACTTTTCAAGGGTGTGAGTACTCAATTTGGGCCACGAACTGTGGAAAAGTGCTTCGAAAATCCGCATTTTATCCATCCCAAACGAAGATTTTGGACGGTCGGACGAACGTTTCAGAATGCTTTTTCGAAGCACTTTTCAAGGACGTGAGTACTCGATTTGGGCTACAAATCGTTGAAAAGTGCTTCGAAAAAGCATTCTGAAACGTTCGTCCGACCGTCCAAAATCTTCGTTTGGGGAGCATACATTTCATCTTTTGTTCCTCCTTCCAAGAGCTTCGTTTGGGGAGCATACAAATGATGAAATCCGGCTTTTCTACTGACTTTTAAATAGTTAGTAGCCCAAAAAGAGCACTCACGCCCTTGAAAAGTGCTTCGAACATCCGGATTTCATCTTTTGTTCCTCCTTCCAAAATCTTCGTTTGTGATAAACTTTATGCTCCCCAAACGACGATTTCGGAAGGAGGAACAAAAGATGACATCCTGATTTTCGAGCGTTTCATCTTCTGTTCATCCTTCCAAAATCTTCGTCTGGGATGTGTAATCTTGTGATTTAGACAGACACATCGTCATGCTATCGTCACCGATGTAGCGAACAAAAAATTGCGCAATTTCGCACCCACTACTTAACGAAGGAACTTTCATACGTGAGTACTCAACCATCAGGTCAAGTTTCAATGGACACTAAAATGATTTAAAATCAATGTGTCGAATTGGCCTGATGGTTGAGTACTCACGTATGAAAGTTCCTTCGTTAAGTAGTGGGTGCGAAATTGCGCAATTTTTTGTTCGCCATACCGATCGTCACGACTCGTGAGATGTCGACCCGCACGCCAGTATGCACGACTGGCACGCACACGCCCCTTAACACGACTGATACGATTTCATTCGAAGAACATAATCCTCATATTATGCTCATGCTATCATCATCTTGTGATTTCGACAGACACATCTTCATGCTATCGTCACGACTCGTGCGATGTCGACCCGCACGCCAGCATGCGCGACTGGCACGCGAACACCCTTAACGCGAGTCGGAACGCTACACGACTTGCAAGCACACGCCCTTTAACACGACTGTTGTGATTTTGAAAGGTTGGCTCATCTTTCAAAAATCTTCGTTTGGGGAGCATGAAACTGTTCGAGGTCGTGTTCAAGTGCTTGATTACTCGACTTGTGTCGCAAACCATTCGAGAATCTATGCTCCCCATTGAGTCCCCAAACGAAGATTTTGGAAGGAGGAACAAAATGATGAAATCCGAATTTTATGCTCCCCAAACGAAGATTTTGGAAGGAGGAACAAAAGATGAAATCCAGATTTTCGACTGACTTTTCAACTATTCGTAGCCCAAATCGAGTACTCACGCCCTTGAAAAGGGATTCGAAAATCT